AGCCTACGAGTGGCTGCGCGAAAAGGGCTTTGACGACATTATCAAGAACACAGTGTCCGTGCGGTTTGGTCGTGGTGAAGACCAACTGTGCGAGGCACTCCTCAATCTACTGCGCGAGCAAAACTACCCAGTTGAGCAAGCACAGAAGATCGAACCCCAGACCTTGAAAGCTTGGGTTCGCGAAATGGTGGAACGCGGTAGCGAGTTCCCCACAGAGCTTTTCGGCGCATACGTGGGCCAAAAAGCAACTATCAAATCAGCATGAACTAAAGGAAATTTAAAATGGCTAAGAACGAAGTAGCAGTAAAAGAGACCAACGCTTTGGCATTGGCGGGTAACTTTGAGCAGGACGCTCAGAGTGGTTTTGAGAACATGAATCAGGACGACTTTGCCCTGCCATTCTTGAAGCTTTTGACCAACACAAGCCCTGAAGTAGGTGAAGTAGACGGTGCCTTGCCCGGCATGGTCCTCAACAGCGTTACGGGTCAGTTGTATGACGGCAAAAAAGGCCTGTTAGTGTTGCCAGTCGCTTATGTGCGTCAGTACATTGAATGGGCACCACGTGGCTCTGGCTCTGGTGCACCGATGAATATCTATCCGGCAACGTCAGATATTTTAAGCCGCACGCACCGCGAACCGGGCGACAACAAGGACTATCTCGATAACGGCAACTACATCGAGAACACGGCAAACCACTACGTGATGATCATTGGTGACTCTGGTATTCCTGAGCCTGCATTGATTACCATGAAGTCAACGCAATTGAAGAAGTCGCGCAAGTGGAACAGCATGATGATGTCCACCAAAATGATGGGAGCCAACGGCCCCTTCACTCCTCCGATGTACTCACAGGTGTATCGCCTGACGACACAAGCCGAGTCCAACGACAAGGGCAAGTGGTTTGGTTGGGAAGTTGAGAAGATCGGTCCGGTAGAAGACATGAACGCTTACAAAGCGGCCAAGTCCTTCGCTACCCAAGTGGGCACTGGTGAAGTAAAGGTTAAGCACGAGCACGAGAGCGCCCCAAACGCTAACGACGTCCCGTTCTGATTACCGGGGGGAAAGTTTGGCAAGGTTTGCTTTTTCGAAAGCTTGCGGACGACTTGTCATTCCGGTACCCCCACCTTTATAGAGTGAAGCATGACCGATATAACAAAATTCAAAGCGATATTCAGCGGTCTGGATATAGCTTACGGAACCTACCGTATCAAAAAGGAGCGCGGTGATGGCAAGCAGGCAGGACAGGCCACGGTGGTCAGGAAACCGCCCACTGATGATCTCTGGGAACAGCATCTGGCTGGTGTTGATCCTTCCCTTGGGATTATTCCTATCCGTGCTGACAATACTTGTATTTGGGGCTGTATCGATATTGATCAGTACCCTCTTGACCATAAAGGCTTGGTGGAAAAGGTTGCGCAGCTAAAGCTGCCAATGGTTGTCTGCCGCAGTAAATCTGGAGGAGCACATGTCTTCTTATTTTCTAGGGAGCCGGCTCCGGCTCGGGAATTCCAAGAATATCTCAAAAATGCGGCAGCACTCCTCGGTGAAGCGGGCCGTGAGATTTTTCCTAAGCAATCAGAGATCTTGGTTGAACGTGGCGACACCGGAAACTTCCTTAACCTCCCATACTTCGGGGGCGATAACGGGACGCGGTATGCATTCAATGCCGACGGGTCCGCGGCCACGCTTGAAGAGTTCTATGCGCTCTATGAGGCAGCCGTCCAAGAGTTGCCTCTTATTGTTCCAGAAGCACCGAAGCAAGCGGAGAGCCCCGTCAAAGATGGTCCGCCTTGCCTACAGGCTTTGTGCGCCCAAGGTTTTCCCGAGGGCACCCGTAATAATGGACTTTTCAACATTGGAGTCTTTCTTAAGCGCGCATTCCCCGCAGCGTGGGAAGATAAGATGGTTGAGTACAACTTCAAGTATGTCTCACCGCCCTTACCCAATAACGAAGTCCAAATACTTGTCAAACAGGTTGGAAAGAAAGAGTACCTCTACAAGTGCAAAGATGCGCCGCTCAATAGCTTCTGCAACTCTGGCTTATGCCGCACGCGCAAATTCGGCATCGGAACAAACGGTCCTGATGCGCCTCAGATAGCGGCTCTCTCCAAGTACGCCAGTGAGCCACCCCTGTGGTTCTTGGATGTCAATGGACGCAGAGTAGAACTGGATACTGAGAGCCTCTTCACGCAAGTGGCTTTCCAAAAGGCATGCTTAGAAAAGCTCAATGTGCTGCCGCCCACCTTGCGCAAGCAAGATTGGGAACAACTGCTGAACGCCCTTCTCAAAGAGATGGTGGAAACAGAGCAGATCACCGACGCACCAGAGGACACAAGCATCACTGGACGCTTCATGGATCTGCTTGAAGAGTTCACCACGCACATGCAAGAGGCAATGGACCGCGAAGAGATGCTCATGGGCCGCCCATGGACGGATGTCGATGAAGCGAAAACCTACTTCCGGATCAAGGACCTCGAAGCACACTTGAAGCGCAACAACTTCATTGGTCTCACCGCACCCAAGATGGCTCAACGCCTTCGCGATATGGGTGGCGAGCCGATACCGCTGTTCCTCAAAGGCCGGACTGTGCGCTGTTGGCGTATTCCGCGCTTCCAGAAACAGGATGCACCATTTGAATCACAAACCAAACGCACAACAGGGAGCCCATTCTGATGCTGAAAATTGACGGACATGACGATGCTGTTCTTGGCCCTGCAATGATCTGGGGGCAAGGCGGAAACCGTATATCAGTTCTGGTATACGACGCAGAGGCCATTCGCGCAACGCTCATCCACCGCGATGGCATGGACCCTGACGAAGCACGCGAATACATTGAGTTCAACATCGAGGGCGCTTACATGGGCCCTGACACGCCTATCCTTGTCTGGCTCGAAGACTTGTGGGACGAGGATTACGATGAGTGATATCCGCAAGGTCTTCGGACCTCCGGGCTCAGGCAAGACCACGTACCTTCTGAACGTGGTGGACCGCGAGTTGGCAGCCGATCTGTCTCCCATGCAGATCGGCTATTTTTCTTTCACAAAGAAAGCAGCAACAGAGGCCAAGGACCGAGCGATTGCGAAGTTCCCCGCCCTGAATGCGCGCACCGACTTCCCGTACTTCAGAACCCTGCACAGCTTGGCTTTTCACTGCCTTGCCGTCAAGGTGGACTTCATGATGAAGCCCGCGGACTACAGAGAGTTTGCCGCCGAAGCCGGTATTCAAATGAACGTGGTCCAAGAAGATGATGTGGACATGGCCAAGGCCGACAATCCCATCTTGAACGAAATCAACCTTGCCCGCATCCGCGGAGTAGATCTGCGTGAACACTACAACCAGTGTGGTCTGGACATCGAATGGCACCACTTTGAATTTGTCGAAAGATCCTATCGGCACTACAAACGTAGTAAAGAACTACTTGACTTCACAGACCTGCTGGAAATGATTGTGGTGCAGCCTGAGCGCCTTCCCGCGCTTGAAGTTCTAATCGTGGACGAAGCACAGGATTTGTCCCGTTTGCAATGGCAGCTTGTTGAATCCCTCGCTAAAAAATCCAAACGGGTATTCCTCGCCGGCGACGACGATCAGGCAGTGTTCACTTGGGCGGGCGCAGATGTCAAGAGCTTCTTGTCATTTGAGGGTCAGATCACAGTTCTTGATCAGTCCTACCGCGTCCCATCAATAGTCCATAAGCTTGCCAACAAGGTTGTGGAGCAGATCAAAGAGCGCCAAGAGAAAGAATGGAAGCCCCGCGACTACGAGGGTGCAGTCAAAACTTACTACCGCTTTGAAGATGTGCCGATTGATGACGGCCAATGGCTCATCATGGGCAGCACCAACTATCTTTTGAACCCTATCCATGATTGGCTCAGGGCCTCTGGAATCCTTTTTGAGCGCTCAGGGGTACCAAGCCTTAGCCTGACCCTTTTAAAAGCCGTACAGGCATGGGAAAAGCTGCGCAAAGGGGCGTTCCTGTATGGCGATGAGATCAGAAACGTCTACAAATACATTGGCGCTGAATATATCACCAAGGGCTACCGCACGTTTAAGGGCGAAGCGCTGCTTGAATACAGCATCAAGGACCTGCAGAAAAGCTTTGGATTGCAGACCGATGCAATCTGGCACGAAGCCTTGTCCCGCATTACCGAAGACAAGCGTTTTTACCTCACCGCAGTCCTCAGGCGCGGCACCAAATTGTCAACCATGGGCCGGATTAAACTGTCCACGATCCACGGAGCCAAGGGTGGCGAGGCGGACAATGTGCTGCTGCTCATGGACCTTTCACCCAGATTTGCAAAAGAGTACGCAAGTAACGGGGATAACGTTCACCGGCTCTTTTACGTGGGAATAACCCGCGCTAAGCAGACACTTCACCTAGTTTTACCCAAACATATTGAAAAAGGCTTCAAAATATGAAAACAATACCGCTTTTTCCTACGTCCACCGAATGGGTAGCTCCAGAAGTGTTCCCGAATCTCTCAACAGCGAAAGAAATAGCAATTGATCTCGAAACTTGCGACCCCAATTTGGAATCCATGGGCCCGGGATGGCCTCGGAACGACGGTTTCGTTGTCGGCTACGCCATTGCCGTCGATGGATGGTCTGGATATTTTCCGGTGGCGCATCAGGGTGGTGGAAATCTGGACAGACGACGCGTGGAACGATGGATCGCGGAGGACCCGCCATGTATGTGGGAGAGTACGCTGAACAGGATGCAGCGCTCACACTGAAACTGTGGCAAGCATTCAAGATCCGCATGCGTCAGGATGAAGTTGAATCGATCTTCAACCTCGAAACAGAAGCCTTCCCTGTCCTGCACAACATGACAAGCCGCGGGATCCGCTTTGACCGTGTTAAATGCGAGCAACTGATTACCCAATTGATTGCCCGTGAGAAACAAATCCACAAAGACCTCAAGTCACTTGTCGGCTCCAACGTCGATATCTGGGCCGCACAAAGCATCGCCCTAGCTTTTGACAAGCTGCACCTGCCCTATGCAAAGACCGAGAACGGCCAACCGAGCTTTACAAAAGGTTTCTTGGATGGTTGTGAGCACCCGATTGCCAAGATGATTGTGGAAGCGCGTGAGACCAACAAAACGCACAGCACCTTCCTGCAGCCGTACCTGAACTTCAGCGCCAAGACCGGCCGTATCCATCCGCACGTCAACCAGATGCGCTCAGACGATGGCGGCACCGTTACAGGACGCCTGTCCATGGCCAACCCGAACCTGCAGCAGGTTCCCGCCCGTCACGAGATCATTGGCCCCATGGTCCGCAGCCTGTTTCTTCCTGAAGACGGGGAGATGTGGGCATCAAATGACTTCTCCTCACAGGAGCCGCGCCTGCTTGTTCACTACGCCAATCTGCTCGATTTGCCCGGAGCCGACAAGATGGTTGCCGCCTACCAAGAGAACCCAAACACGGACTTCCACCAGATGGTTGCCGACATGGCAGGCATCAAAAGGAAAGCTGCCAAGACCATTGGTTTAGGGTTGATGTACGGCATGGGCAAGAACAAACTGGCAGCGCAACTTGACCTGAACCTTGACGAAGCGTCTGAGCTTATCGACCAGTTCCACAGGAATGTCCCGTTCCTAAAAGGCACAGTCAATGCTGTGATGAAAAGGATCGAGCATCCCGCATCAGGCGGATCGATTCGCACCCTGCTTGGACGCAAGTGCCGGTTCCCACTTTGGGAGCCGATGGAGTGGGGCGTTAACAAAGCGCTTCCACGTGAACAAGCCGTCATGGAATATGGTCAGAGGATCAAGCGCGCAGGCACCTACAAGGGCTTAAATCGTTTGATCCAAGGGTCAGCCGCCGACCAGACAAAGGCAGCAATGGTGGCTCTTGCTCGGGAGGGGATCATGCCCATGCTGCAAGTTCACGATGAACTGGCATTGAGCGTCAAGACAAGAGAGGAAGCTGAGCGTGCTGCCGAGATCATGGCAACGTGCGTGAACCTACAAGTCCCCAGTCGGTGCGATGTGGAAATCGGACCCAACTGGGGAGAGGCAAAGTGATATACTCTGCATCATTATGAAAACCGCTCTTCCTCGACCGATTATCTCTGGGTGTATTGTCAGCCCGGTAGACGGCCGCCCTTGGAAGGCGGAGGCCGCAGGTTCAAATCCTGCCACCCAGACCAATCATTGACCACTACGGTGTTCGTAGTGTAGTGGCAGCACGACAGTCTGTGAATCTGTCAGCGAGGGTTCGATTCCCCCGTCCACCCCAAAACAATTATGCGGTTTCAACCTCTTTGAGGTTGACCCAACAGGGCTTGACGTAGGTCAGCCTGTTTTCTGCCAACTTGCGCATGTGGCCTTTGCGGTAATGCGCGCAAGGCGAGCCGTGTGCAAAATCCCCACGTTGGAGCGCTTCAATTGCCGCGTCCCGCTCACCGACACCTACTTTAAGACTGTGGAGCAGCCGAAGCTTGTGCATCATCCTGATACCCGCCATCCCTCCAGCAATGGCATTTAATCCAAGAGGCGTCAGCGTGAACCGCTGCACCGCATCTTCTTCCATCTCATAAACCTCTTTCAAAGTTTCTGCCGAGCCGCAAAGTTGGATGACCGGATGCATTTTGATCTTCTCCTGCAGCAAAAAATGCCACACCGAATGGAACAGGAAGCCTGTGTTATTGCGGGCCTTGTCACCATGCTCCGCGAACCGCGTCATGAACCCACGCTTTGTGATTCCAATGTAGCCCCTGCGTAGCGGCTCACTTGTCTCATCCGTGAACCTCTCGTCCTTGTCACTGATCTTGAACCGGATGTGGTAAATCGCATACTTGTGAATGGGCTCCTTGTCATACGCCAAGTACAACGGGATATCTATGCGCATGGCAATGTCCCCACTTATGTCAACTACCTCATCTTCAGTCAGAGGCGGACTAGATAAAGCACAAACCATCAGCCTTGAACTGCCGTCACCATCTCTGATAACTGGCTCAGTTAATTGCAGAAACTTAGGCTGCTGCGTTGCCCTATCCATCCAAAACACAACGCGGACGTGGATACCTTCTTTGGCATCCACGCCCAACGGATGCGCCTTGGCTTGTTCCAAGGCGTTTTGAACCTTTTTGCATAGTTGCTTGTTTAAGAAGCAATACTCAAGGTTTTTCCACTTCATTACAGGTTCACCGATTGTGTGATCCTCGCCACCCTTTCCGTAGTAACACGCAGTGATGCGTTAAGGTGATAGACCCGCGTCGTCACTGGGGAGCCCATCGGATCGGGGACGATGTCTCTTTCCCTCAAATAATTTGGATAATCCAAAAGCACTGGACTTAGCCGGTTCTCCAAGACATCAAGCTGCTCCATCAAGCTACCAAGCAAGTTTTCATACGTCTGTAGCTCACTTGCAAGGTCCAGAGGCTTAGACACTTCTGGTGTTTTGATAGGTTGAAACCGGTCTTGCTGCTGTGCCATATAGGCAGCATGCTTCATCTCCTGCTCCACCTTGTAAGCGTGTGCGGGCTCTTCATAAGGATGCGCACGGAAATTAGGGTTTGTGTCATAAAAAGGCATTAGCGCACCCGTCCTTCCAAGCGATCAGCCACCAACTTAGCGTAGCCTGCAATATCCAACCAGTGGTCAACCACGTCAGGATTGCCGTTCACAATGCGGCCAATCTTGTGGATGATCATGTCCATGGCTTCGGCCTGATCATGTGCCAACGTCTTGTCACGATTGTTCAACGCTGCCTGTACAACACGTTTTAACATCTGCATGACCTCCGCTCCTTCAATGAACTTGCCGTACTCCACGGCCCGAGCGTCAAGGGTCTCGTCTACCGGATCAGGAAAGTCAAACATCTCAATTGGCAGTGGTGCGCTGCCGGCAGCGCTCTGCTGTGCCGGAGCAAGCGTGGCTAACTGCTGTGACTTTGGTGGGAACACAAACCCTTTCTTCTTCATTGTGTTACGCAGAACATAGATGGACTGCTTGGTTAAACCGAAGCGATTTGCTACCTCATTTGGCGCTGCAGCAGGATTACTCTGCATAAATGAGCGTGCTTTTGCGGTTCTTGTGTTTTTACGTTTTCTTGCTTTCATATCAGACTCTCCTCATATTGCGATAAATCGCGTTGGTTTGGTTTAGGGAACATCTTTGGGTCAAGTCTTGTGAATGGCCACCACGCCATCAGTTGTTCTTGACTCAAAGGTTTTTGGGGCTGCTCTTGGGGTTGCAGCTTCTTGTGTTGTTTTAAAGACTTCATAATATTTCTTAGGCATCGGTGCCTTCTTATCTAACAAATTCCGGAGCCATTCCGCTCCGCCTAGTTGGTTCAAAATCATCCACTGCCGGTCAGACATCCTCACTTGTCTTCCGATCAGGGGCTCGGGTGGTTTTGGTCTTGGCATGTTCTACTAAATTCCTCGTTGTTACTCTTTTGGTCCAGCAGCAAGCGCAAATCCATCTTGCTGCACTCATTTGAATTCCTCCTTCCGGAGGCCGCATTTCTTCGCACTTATTACAAAGCTGTAATTTGTGCACCGGTTGCTTGCTCCCCAACTGCAAGTGTTGCTTTGTGAAGCTCATCTTCCATCCTCTTTCTTAAAAACTCCTCATAATCACCTTGGTACTTCTTCACCCCGAAGTGATCGCACGTGTAGGCCACATCAACAAAGATCTTGAACCCCGCATCGGTTAGCTTCTTGCAAAGCTGCACATCCTCCGAAATCAGCCCGCCATCAATGATCTGCAGATCACAGATCAAGCGCCGAGGCTTGTCCTCAAAGTAGGGTGTCGATTGCTCCCAAACAGCCGTCATGGCCGCACGAGAAAGGCGCAAGAATCCAGTGCCAATGCACTCGACCTCTAGCAGGTTTACATATGGGTTCCAACTGTGTTTCCAAGGGTCCTCAGGGCGCAAGTTATAGCGCTCCTCGTCCACCTTCATCGGAACAGGAACACCCACCACGTCCACCGGATGGTCAATCAGATCAAAGAAAGCCTGTGCATCAAAGGATTGGTCCGAATCGATGAAAACAATGTCGTCCACCCCCGCGTCATAAGCTTCCCCAAACAGATTGCTTCTAGCCTTCTGCAGCAGCGCCTCATTCATCCAGAAATTAAGATTCAATTCCAGATCAGGCCTTTCCACCGCTGCGCGCTGAAAGATCACAGCCATCGTGACCGCAAAGTCACAAACAACCTTGCCGTCATAAGACGGGCAAAGAATGGCTACTTTGCGTTTAATCGGGCTCACGTTTTCATGTTCCTAATGTAGGCAGCAAAACTCCCTATGGTGTCTGGCCCAAAAGCCTTCATCTTCTCAATCTCCTTGGCCACCTCTTCAAGGACCAAGTTACGCTGTGAGGACAAGACCCAAGGCTCTTCCTTAAGCTGCTCAATAACCATCTGGCGCTTACGCCATCCCATCGCCTTCTCCCAAATACTTAGTTCTTTCATGATTTCTCCTTAAAAAACCATTTCCATCTGCGCTTCTTGGCAATCAAAACAAGGCAGTTCTTGGCATACTTCTCGACCGATATGCCTATCTTCTTTGCAAGCGCTACTTCAGTGGGAGTCAAGGTGATCTTGCCTACCCTGTTTTCGTTCCTTACCTTTCGGACGTACATCAGTCTTTCTCCTTCAGCTTGTCGTTTGCCAGTTCCATCATGCGTCGATAGATCTCAGGATCTTTCTCTTTAAGCCGCCCCAAAAACAGCGGCAGCCATGTTTCATCTGTCGGCAGATTGCGCATCAACTCACCCAGTTCTTTGTATGTGGTCATGTGTTCTTCTCCCTCACCTTGGCTTCTACTGCTTTGAATAACTCCCATATCTCTAACGGGCGGCCTTCACTTGCTAATTTAAGTATGTCGGTAAAATCATCCATAGTCAGTTCAACCCATGGGCGGACGTAGTCTTGAATATCGTCGTCGTCTTTCATGCTTGTCCCCTTGCTCGGATGGCTTTTGCAATATCTTGCCAATTTGCATATTGAGGGATGCGATGCGGTGTTGGTTCAGTCCCGCAAGCCACAACCACTTCATATTCTCCAATAGGCGTTTCAGCAACTTTTGCACACGCCTCACGCTCTTGCTCAATGGCTAACTTAACCAAGGCAACCAAGTGCGGGGTTGATACAGTCCACGTTGTGTAGTGCTTGTTCTCTTGCACCACCTTGTACAGTGCATCTAGGATTTCATCTTGTGTCATGCCTTCTCCTCATACCTGCTGCACTCTTCCAACCAAATAGGGTCAAAGTTCCACGGCCAATGGAACCAACCCTTCTGCGCAGCCCGAGCATTGCCAGAGATCAAAGCCTTGGGCTCCAAGCATTGGATGTGATGCGTCATGGGCAAAGGATCGCGGTTCACGCACTTGTGGCAATTAGGGCGGTCTACCTGCGGTTTGTAGTCTTCAAGATTGCTCATCAAATTCATCCTTTATCTTCTGCCGATCAATCATGGCCTGCATAGGATCTTTGTCACCCATCAGCACTTCAAGCAACAACCGATCAAGGGCCGCGGCTTTCTTCTCCACCAATCCCAATCGATAACCCACATCAAAAAACATCTTTGGATCTTCAGTCATTTAAATTCTCCTTTTGTCTTGCCTTTAACATCGCGTCTGCATATTGATAAGCCATACAAGCCGCATCATTTATGTTGAACGACTCCGCATCGTTCATTTCCTTAATTGCCATAGGCAACGCGGCTGCAGCAAAGTAATCCCGCAGCGCCATGCCCTTGATATGGCTTAGGTGTGAGTTTGGAAATGCAAATTCCGTCATACAACGTTCCTCATCTCTTCAAAATAAACAGGCGCATCCTGCTCAATCCGAAAAATCACATCCGGATGCAAAACCCCGCTCAAGTCCACATTGCTGTTAGGCAAGAACACAGAAATCAAGGTCCACACCTCCGGATAGTCCGGCTCCAGTTTCAAACCGGACATGGGCTCCACCGAACCTACCTCAGCCGGCTCATACTCAAAAAAACATTTGAGCGCTAACCCCAACTCATCACATTCATACAAGAATTCGTATTGATTGTTCACTTGTTACCCCACAGTCAAAATTATTAAAAAAGCCACAATCAACGACCCCAACGTCACAGGCCACAAGGGCACAGGACGATGGATCGAGGACCACCCCATCAAAGCCGCCTGAACAAGCTCCTCAGAGGAAGTCATCTCCGCAGGCTTGGGCTGATACAACAAACCAATCTGCACCTTCCCAGTGTTGTATGGCGTTGCGCGCCCATCTGTGCTCTTTACAGGCACGTAGTTGTCAGCATTAGTGATCATAAGAAGCTCCCATACCTTTCTTGGCCTTCATCGCATCGCTATACGCGTGCTCAAAACCCTCCAAAAACTTGTCCAGAGGCACACTCAATTCTGCTGTCAAAATGGCTGAGGAGACAAGGCACGCGAACCACGCCTCCGAGGGTTTGGCAAAAGTAGTTGCGCAAAAGTTAAGCAAAGTCTGCGCATTGTCCATGATTTGTCCAATGTCTTTATCCGTATCGTCCGGCTTTTTAGTCATGTCACTATCCTTTCTGTGTTAATGAAGTTGTCCGTCCTTTTATC